TTAGCTCAGCTGGTAGAGCAACGCTCTTGTAAAGCGTAGGTCGCGAGTTCGAGCCTCGCAGTCGGCTCCAAAGAACGTCCGCAGCTCACCGACCCCTGCCGTTGCACGAACCGTGCCGGCAGGGGTTTCGGCGTTAACGGCCGTCGCGAACCATTCGAGGCTCACGTCGCAGGCCGTGGCCATGCGCACCATCACGTCGAACGGCGGGACCGAGCGGCCCGTCTCGTAGTTCGATAGCGAGTTTCGGGCGATCCCAACCGCGGATGCGAGGTCGGCCTGGTCGAGCCCTGCAGCCTTGCGTGCCTTCGCGATCAGCTCACCGAGCGTCCACGTAATCGTCATGCTCATAGGCCGATGGTAGCGCGCCCAATATTGCGACACGCCGTTTCGAATGCCTGCGTGTCTGAGTCGCACGCCTCAATCTTGGGCGCATGCAAACAACCGAGGCACGCCCACCACCAGCGCACCCGGCAGGGGAAACCCCGCTCACAACGGCGTGAGCACCTAGCGCAGTCGACGAGTCCGATGCGCTGGGAGACCCGGGAGGCGACCGGGGACCAAGTGTGCGGACGGCCGCACGTCTGACCAGTGCGAGCCGCTGGCAGATGCCAACACCGACCCGGACGGGTGAGCGGTAAGTGGTACGACCGGGCGCTCTCCCCGACATTCAAGCCCGCTCCGGGGGCCTGTCAGTAGCGCGATCGAGAGACGCGCCCGCAACGACCGATGCCCGGCTCCGCCGAAGCACGAGTCTCGCGGCTCCTTCCAGTCATGGAGGGGGCCGCACCTCCCGTCCACCCTCACCACCGAAGCAACCGGAGAACATCATGACCACCATCGATCTCGACACCATCACGCTCGCCTACGGGGCGCACGACAACCAGGGCCAGGGAACGTGTCTCCTCGAAGCCGCCTCCTATGTCGCGGGCGAGCCGTTCAGCGACCGACCTGCCTGTGTCTCGCCCGTGCTCGGTGCCTTCGGGCGCGGCCTGAACGACGCGCTCAACGACACCGACCGGCAGCAGCTCAAGACCAGGCTCCCGCTCATCATGGGCACCGACGACCAGTACGCCTCCGACCAGGCACGCGGATTCCTCGCCATGGACTGGCTCATCCGCACCTACCTGCCCGCCTGGCTCGACCTCGCAGGCATCGACTCCAGTGGCTTCACCGACCTCGACCCGATCACCAATGGGGCCACACTCCAAGCCGCGATGCCCACCATCACCGCAGCGCAGAGCAAAGCCGCCGCCGCACGGGCCGCCGCACGGGCCGCCGCACGGGACGCCGCAGGGGACGCCGCATGGGCCGCCGCATGGGCCGCCGCATGGGACGCCGCACGGGACGCCGCACGGGACGCCGCACGGGACGCCGCACGGGCCGCCGCACGGGACGCCGCACGGGACGCCGCACGGGACGTCGCATGGGACGCCGCATGGGACGTCGCATGGGACGCCGCATGGGCCGCCGCATGGGCCGCCGCACGGGACGCCGCATGGGACGCCGCATGGGCCGCCGCATGGGCCGCCGCACGGGCCGCCGCACGGGACGCCGCACGGGACGCCGCACGGGACGTCGCATGGGACGCCGCATGGGACGTCGCATGGGACGCCGCATGGGCCGCCGCATGGGCCGCCGCACGGGCCGCCGCACGGGACGCCGCACGGGACGCCGCACGGGACGCGCTGGCGCCGACAGTGGCGAAGCTCCAGGCATCCGCGATCGAGCTGTTTGACCAGATGATCGCAGTCGGCGCATGAGGCACCGCCGCCGCAGCACTCACCGGCCGACCGACTGGACCGTCGGCGAGCAGCTCACCTTCATCGGCTCGCTCGTCGCCGTCGTGCTGGCGATCGTGGCCGGCACGTTCGTAACTGTCGGTGCCGCATGGTAGAGCCGCTCGACCTCGCCGCGCCGTGGTGGGTGCTGCTGCCCACCGCGGCGCTGGCCTGGGCGACTTACGCCGTGCTCGTGTGGAGGTCGCACAGATGAGCCGATCCCGGTCCGCCACGTTCGCTGCATTCCTCGACCAGTGGGCGGAGATACGAGCCGACTACGACCTCGTGCTGCAAGCCGCCTACGAGCGGGCCGAAGAAGTCACGCGAGGCAAGCTGCTCAACCGTCGAGGTCGACGCGCTGGCATCGATGCCTATTCGCTGTTCCTCGGCCCGGCCGTGCGCGCCTACGCCTACGCCTCCGACGAGCTGATTGAGCACTGGCGCACACACCCTCGCATCACGTTCGAGGCGTTCGAACAGCAGGCACTCATCGAGAGGCGATGGAGATGAGCCGCACGACAGCGAAGCACGCACCTCGTGCCGATCGGCCCCGCGTGCCGCACGTGCACGACTTCGACCCGATCAGCGGGTGGTGCATGACCTGCAACTACCGCAGCGACGGCCGGCTCACTGGCCCCGACGGCACCGTGTGGCGGCCCGGCCACGACTACACGCAAGCCGAGCTGAACGCGCTACGCGACGCACACCTGGCAGGGGTAGAGCAATGAGCGAGGGACCGATGAAGCAGTGGCGCGACACATTCAAGCGACCCTCAGTCTCGACGCCGAACGCATCGCGAGTCTGTGGCACCACGTCGCGTGGCGTCGCCTACTGCGGACGCGGCATCCGCACGCGGGTGGGCATCACCACCGACTGGAGCCGCGTCACCTGCGCCGACTGCCTCGCTGCCCGCGATGCCGACGACAAGGCAGGCGCTCGGCTATGACCGCGAAGCACAGCGCACCCGAGTACCAGCGCAACGCCCGCATCATCCGTGGCCGCGTCCGCACCCTGCACACACGTGGCGAGGCCGTGACGTGTTGGCGCTGCCGTCGCTCGATCCTTCCTGGCCAACCCTTCGATGTCGGGCACCGCGATCCCAACGGCGGGCACGGCCTCGACAACCTCGCACCCGAGCACCGCCACGCGACCGCCTCGTGCGTCGGCAACCGTGCCGACGGGGGCCGCATGGGTGCAGCCATCACCAACCGCCGACCGCCCGCACGTGACGTCCAGACATGGGAACTATGACTACCGCGACTGAACAGCCTGTAGAATCCGAACAGGGCAACGCCGTTTTTTTAGTGGGAGACAGTGAAACCCACGCCAACGGCTCACTTGTATATCCCCAGAACGCTGAGCCCGATCCCCACGACTGGGACGGCACTCCGATTCCCCCGGTCGTGCTCGCGCACCCTCTTCTCGATGAGGCGGCATGGGTCGCGAAGCGCGATTCGGGCCGGCATCCGTCCGACGTGTCGCCGATGGTCACCACCTACCAGGGCCGCGTCGAGTTCCTCGTCGGCGCGTGGGTGCTCGACAAGGTTGTGCCGCGCAGACTCGGCGGCTCGCTGCTGGCCAACCTCCAGCCGCAGATGCTCATCACGGCCGACGTGCTCAACGCCGAACGATTCAGGAACGCGGTGCTGGAGCCGCGCCGAAGCGCCAAGACCACATCGCTGTGGTGCGTCGCGATCGGTCGGTGCTGGATGCGGCCCCAGTACCAGGCCGGCTACACGATGCTGACCAAGGCGAAGAGCGCCGAGAAGCGCTTTGAGGAAGACGTGCGCAACCCGATCCTCATGCAGTGGCGCGACAAGACCACTCGCCCGCTCAAGGTCGAAGACGGCAAGGGTGGCAAGGGCATCGCGTTCCCCAACTTCTCGAACCTCGACGTGCTCGCACCGAAGGGCGACGAGGTTCGATCCGGCGCCTACGACCTGCTCATCATGGACGAGAGCGGCGAGGCCGAGCCCGACATGTGGGAAGACATCATCGCCGCCGTCGTGCCCTCGTTCGACACCCGAGTCGATGAGGAAGGTCGCGGCGCACAGCTCGTCTTCGCAGGCACAGGCGGCAGGTACCGGCAGGGCTCATACTTCTGGTCCACGCTCCACGATGCCGACGCCGGCCGCGTGCGATACGGCGTGCCCGACGACATCGACCCCACGCTGCTGCTCGACTGGGCGACCGTCGGCCCCATCATCGACAAGCTCCACCCCGGCCTCGACGGCCTCACCAACCTGGCTCGCATCGAATCCAACTTCCCCGACCTCGGCGCTGATCGATTCGCGCTCGAATACTGCGGGCACTTCGGCGACGAGACCGGCACCCGCACCGCGATCACCTCGGCCGCGTGGCGCAAGGGCAAGCAGCCCGGCGAGCACCCGCACGGCATCACGACCGGCAGCCTCGCCGTCGCCGTCGACAAATTCGGCGCCTGGGCATCCGTCGCCGTCGCATGGCACTACGAACCGCCGGCCGACTTCGCCACCATGGCATGGGACCTCGACGGCACCGAGCACGAGGAACCGCACCGCGTGGCCGTCAAACTCGTGCACCACCAGCGCGGCGTCGAAGGTCTGGAGCGCGTGTTGCTCACCTACGCCCGCCGCCTGAACACGCCCGTCGTCTACGACCACGGCACCAGCAACTCGCGGGCCGTCGTAGAACGGATGCTGGCACGGGCGCGACCGAAACCGGCCACCACGACCTACCAGCTCCAAGACGTGAAGGTCGCGCACGCGCAGCTCGTCAACGGGCTCGAACGCGGCGACATCATCCACTGGGAGCAAGCCCCGCTCGACAAGGCCGCCGAGGTCGCCGTCGCCCAGTCAATGGGACAGGGATTCCTACTCCGCCCGCCACGAGGCGACGACGCGGCCGACTGCACGTCACTTGAGGCCATTGCCCTCGCCGTCGACGCGCTGCCCGACCGGCCCACCGCACCCTTCACCCCGGGTGCCGTCATCGAGTTCAACTAGGAGACCCGCAACGATGCCCAACCCGTCACCGATCAAGCTCGACTGCTCCGCCGCGCTCATCGTCATCTACTGCACCGAGCACCCCTGGTGGCGCGCCTCCCGGTTCGTGAAGGACGACGCCTGGGACGCCGCATGCGCTCACGAAGAGCGCGAACACACCGGCGACGACCGCCAACGGCACGCGCGCACAGTGCGTCAAGAGCGCGCCCGACACGCCGCGCATTCGTGAGATGTGAGGATCGTCCGGAGCCTCGAACACGTGGGAATCTTCACGCGAAGCAAGATCGGCAAGGCGTACGAGCTGAGTCGATCGCGGGCGACGATGCCGCTCGCGGTCGCCTCGCCGTGGGCGCCGACTGACGCTCTCACCCAGTTCGCGGTCGAACAGCTGTTCCGCGACGCGGTCGAGGGCAGTGACGCGCCGATGGTGCGCGACGTTGCGCTCCGGATCGGTGGGGTGAAGCGAGCGCACGGCATCCACGTGCGCCAGTTCGCCAGCATCCCGTTCAAGCTCATGGACGACGCGACGCCGGCAGCCGCCCAGCCGCGCTGGCTCACGACCTCGGACTCTGGCGTCTCGCCCTACCACCGGATGCACGGCCTCGGCTCCGACCTGTTCTTCAACGGGTGGGGATGCCTGAGCTTCAACACCGATCCGCACGACCCGGAGGCCGACTGCCTGCACGTGCCCTTCGGTGCGTGGGGCATCGACCCGAGCACCGGCGAGGTGTGGGTTGACGAGGACATCGTGCCGGCCGACTACACCCAGTTCCCTGTCGCGATCCCGGTCGGGTACGGCGAGAACGGCCTACTCATCGACGCCGTGGACACGCTCCGCGAGGCACGCCAGATCGAGGCCACCTATAAAGACCGCCTCGAGAACCCTGTACCGCTCACCACGCTCGGCATCCCCAAGGATGACTGGCACCAGTGGACGCCCGAAGAGCGTCGCGCCTACCAGACGCAGTGGATCGAAGGGCGCAAGAAGGGCGGCGTCGCCGTCAAGGTCGCCGAGTACCCCGTCGACTACCACGACACCCAGGTCGACCTGTTCGAGTCGGGCCGCAACGCCGTCCGCCTCGACATCGCGAACCACACTCAGACGCCGGCCAGCCTTCTCGAAGGCGTCAGCCAAGGCGGATCAGGCACCTCCAACGTCAAGTACACCGGCGTGGCGAACGGCGCCAGCCGAAACGAGCTGTGGGACTTCGGACTTGCGAAGGCTTTCACGCTCGCGTTCGAGGCGCGCATGTCCCTCGATGACATCTGCGACCCCGGCCTCTCGATCCGGGGCGACCTGTCCAACATGTTCGCGCTCCCGGAGCCGAACACCGATCCCACCAGCGAGGACTGAATGAATACCGTCATCATCGACGCCGGAACACTCGACTTTTCCGGCGAAGACCTCACCGCCACCGGACGGCTCGTGCCCTACGGGGTCGAGTCCCGATCGAGCCTCGGCACCTTCACCTTCTCGGCCGGCGACATCGCGCTCCCGTCCGACGTGACAGGCATGAGCCTCAACGTCGAGCACAAGCGCGAGAACGTCATCGGCGCGTTCTCCCGAGTCTGGGAACAGTCCGACGGCGTCTACAGCTCGTTCAAGTTCGCGAACACGCCCGCCGGCCGACGCGCCTACCAGGACGCCAAGAGCGGCAAGCGGAAGAACCTCTCCGCCGAGGTCGCCAACGTGCGCATCCGTGGCGGCAAGGCGCTGCCCGGCGCGGTCCTGTTCGCCGGTGCAGTGGTCGAGCACCCCGCCTTCGACGGCGCAACGCTGCTCGCCGCCGACGACACCGAGACCAGCGGGCACTACGAGTCCGAGTACGTGGACGAGAACGGCGTCACCTGGCGTCGCGTCGAAGACTCCACCACCACCACATCGGCCGACGGCACGAGCACGACGACCGAGACCACCGTCACCAACACCGTCGAAGAACCCGACGACAACCCCGCCGAGCCGGTCGAAGAGACCGACGAGGAAGACCCTGAGGAGGAAACCATCATGGCCAACGCCGCACCCGGCAATGTCCGCCCCGTCGCGTCCACGCTGCTCGCCGGAGCACCGACCGGCAACACCCCGACCAAAGAGCCCGTCGTTGACCTCGGCAGCGTGTTCGCCAGCATGGCGACCATCAAGGCCGGCACGAGCAACGATCCCGCCTACCAGGACGCGACCACACTGCTCGCCGCGCTCTCCGACATCACCGTCGAGAAGGCCGGCGGACTTACCGGAGCCAACTCCGGCATCCTCCAGCCCGCATGGGTCGGCCGCCTCTGGCAGGGGCGGCGCTACCAGCGCAAGTACCTCGACCTGCTCACGCACCTGTACGGCGGCATCCAGCTCGGCGGGCGCAAGGGATTCAAGCTCGCGCAGGGCACCGCACTCGTCACCCAGTGGGCCGGCAACAAGGCGGCGATCGGTTCCGGCACCGCCAGCACGTCGCTCACCTCCAGCACCCGACAGGCGTACGGCTACGCCGCCGACATCGCCCAGGAGTGGTACGACCTCGAAGGCGGAGCCGAGGTGCTCCAGGCATTCTTCGAAGGCGTCGTCGACTCCTACGCGAAGATCACCGACGAGGACGCGCTCAGCAGCGTTTTCCTCGCCGCTTCGAAGAGCGCCGCAGCGCTCGACCGCCTCGTCGCACCCGACACGTACCCGTCCGTCGACGGGCACGACTACGAGGGCGCGATGGGCATGGTCATCCAGGGAATCGAAGCCGTCTATGACGCCGACGACACCGCCTCGTTCTCGATCGTCAACCCGGCCGCGTGGAAGCAGCTGCTCTACACGGCGAAGGACCTCGTGCCCGAGTACGTGTCATTCGGCATCGGGGCCGGCACCGGCGACGCGAACGCCGACGGCAAGGTCACGATCGTGAAGGCGGCCGACAGCTTCTTCGCCGGCCTCGACGCCACCAAGCCGCAGGTCATCGTCGGCGCGAAGGCCGCCATCGAGTTCCGCGAGCAGGGAGAGACGCCGATCCAGATCGACGCCCTCAACATCGCACAGGGCGGCGTCGACAAGGCCGTCATCGGCTACCTCGAGACGTTCGTCGTACGCCCCGAGTCGCTCGTGCTCGTCGGCACCAAGAGCGCCTGAGCATAGGCGGGAGCGAACACGTGGCCACCACCATCACCTGGTACACCACCGAGCCGCAAGAACAGGTCGAGCGCCTCGAAGCGGCATGGCCTGAGGCACCCGTCGAAAACCTCGACCTGCTCGCCATGATCCTCGACGTGGCCCAGACGCAGGTGCTCGCGTTCGCTCCCGCCCCGCCCGACGGCGAGGACTGGGAAGCGGCACCGCCTGCCCGCCTCGTGTACGCGCAGCTCCAGCAGACCATCAACCTCTGGAACGCCGGCAGCGCCAGCCCGACCGGCGATGTCGGCCCCGAGGGGTTCAGCTTCACGCCGCGACCGCTTGACAAGACGATCCGCACCATCATCCGCCCCATCGACGGGAAACCCGATGTCCTCTGACACCATCGCCGCGTCGCGGCTCGACAACGTGCGCGCCACCCTCGACGCCGTGCTCAAGCCGGTGCTGCCCGCCGACTGGAAGACGGTGCCGAACATTGACACTCCGCAAGCGAAGCAGCTCGTGCCCGTGCTCTACACCGAGTTCACCGGCATCAGCTCCGACTACAACGGGCAGACGCTGCCGCAGGGCACCGTGTTCTGCGACTTCGACCTCGTCGTCTCTGTCGCGTCCACCGACAACAAGAAGGGCGAGGACGACGCCGACAAGGCTGTGCTCGACCTCATCGTCGCGGTCGACCAGGCCGACCAGGTCGCATGGTCGACCGCCAAGAAACAGCGCATGGAGACGGGCCAGCTCGTGTGGCGCGTCTCCCTCGCTGTCCTCACCTCCACCAACTGACAAGGAGCACACCACCGTGACTGTCATCGCCGTCAAGCCGTACATCTTCAAGCGGCCCAAGCTCAACATCAAGACCAAGGCTGCCGAGCCCGCCGACCTCGGCGACTTCGAAGCCCACATCTCCAAGGCCACCGTCGACCCCAACGTGTCGATCGTGACGTGGCAGGGCGGCACGCCCGATTCCGTCTTCAAGGACATCACCGACCCGGACTGGTCGTGCTCGCTGGAGCTGGCGCAGGACATCACGACGGCCGGCGCGCTGTGGGACGTGCTCAACTCGCACGTGGGGGAGACGCTGCACTTCACGCTCACGCCGAACCTCTCCGACACGTCGGCATCGGTCGCCGAGTTCGACGTGATCGGTGTTCCCGTCGGCATGGGCGGTCAGATCGGCGCCGTGGCAACCTCGTCCGGCACACTGCCCGTGCTCGGCCAGCCCGACTTCGGAGCGGCTGCCTGACACATGCCCGCCCAGATCAGTCTCCTCATCGACTCCCCGCTACGTGATCTCCTGATTCGCTTGCGGGGAGTCGATGCCGACGCGCGCCGGCACCTATTCGCCGCCGCACGCCAGGACGCTACCCCGATCTGGAAAGAAGAGCTGGCCGAGCGGGCCACGACCAGACTGCAGTCCGCTGTGCTCGTGCGCACGGCGAAGGTCGCCGTCACCGCGCGCAACATCCAGTTCAAGTCAGCGACCGCCGGCAAGCTCAGCACGGGCACCGCAGCGAGCACGCTCGCCGCCGCAACCGAGTTCGGCATGTCGCCCGGCTCGTACATCTCCACCCACAGCCCCAAGGGCAAGAGCTACCTACGACGCGCAGGCAGCGCGTTCGGCCCGCGCAAGCAGGCCGGCAAGGTTGTGTTCCCCGCCGTTGACGACGCGATCCCGCGCGTCACGTCGCTCGTGATCCAAACCTGTGGCCGCTCGCTCTACGACGCACTCGACGGGAAAACGAACTGATGGCATCCAAGGGCTACACCATCGCCGCCGCGATGGACACGCGCCTGTTCGAGCAAGGTGTGCGCATGGGCATCATCAAGCCCGTAGAGGACGCCGACGACGCGCTCGAAGGGCTCGGCAAGAACAAGGGTGCCGACCAGCTCGAACGCGAGCTGAAGGACGCACAGCGCGCCACCGACAAGCTCGGCGACGACACTCGGCAGGCCACCGAGCAGATGCAGCGCGACTACCAGAAAGCCGCACGCGCAGCGAAGCAGGCCGACGACGACACCGGGCGCAGCTTCGAGCTGAGCACCCGCGAGAAGACCAAGCTCTCCAAGGAGACCATTCACGAGATCGGCGACGAGGCGAAGCAGAACGCCGCCGAGACCTTCTCCAGCTTCGACGGCTCAGCACAGTCATTCGTAGACGGCATCCAGGGCACCCTCGGCGGACTCGTCGCCTCGCTCGGACCCGTCGGGCTCGCGGCCGGCGCGGCCGGCGCCCTCGGCATCGGGCTCATCAACGGCGCCCTCGGCAAAGCAGATGAGGACACGCAGCAGTTCCGCCAGGACGTGGCGGACCTCGCGACCGACCTCATCGAGACCGGCTCCAAGGGTCAGCACTCCATCGGTTACATCGTGGACCAGCTCAAGAAGATGGCTACCGAGACCGATCCCACGGCCGTGAGCCTGAAGAAAATTCACGACCAGGCAAAGCAGCTCAGCGTGCCGTTCAAAGACCTCGCGCTTGCCTACGCCGCCGGGGGCGACCAGCTCGATGAGCAGATCACCATGCTCAAGAAGCTGAGTCGACAGGCCGCGGAGGCGAGCACCGACTATGGCAACTTCGGTTCGGCGCTCTCGAACGCGAACAACAAGGCCGTCTCGGGCTACCAGGATCAGATCGCCGCCCTCGAAGCGGTTCGTAAGAAGAACAAGGCCGCAGCCCAGGAAGAGCAGGAATACGCCGACACTGGCGCTGCTGCCATGGAACGGAAGCAGAAGCTCATCGAGGGCGTCAACGACGCCTATGACGATGCCGCCAGCAGCGTCGATGACTACGTGGACTCCGAGACCGGCGTGTTCGACACGTCGAAGTACATCGCCGCGATGCAGGCGAAGCAGAAGGCGCTCCAGGAGTACCAGGAGAACCTCAAGACGCTCGGCGGCGGCCTGGGCGCGGATGCCACCAACTACATCGAATCACTCGGCGCCGATCAGGCGTCGATCCTGCTCGACGCCTACAAGAACGCGTCAGCAGCACAGCAGGCGAACCTCCGCACGATCTGGGGCGAGGCAGGCAAGGACAACTCCGGCGCGTACGTCGACGCCGCGAAGAAGGCCATGCCCAAGACCATCGACGGCCCCAAGGTCAAGGTCGGTGCCGACGACTCCGACGCGCAGCGCACCTATGACAAGTGGAATTCCAAGGCACCGATCCGCGTCGGCGTCGAGTTCGTCACCTCGGCAGGAAGGCGAGTCTTCTGATGGCCACCGTAAGCGACGGCACCACCACGCTCACCCCGCTACGGGTGCTCAGCCCCGAGCACGTGCGACCCTCGCACAACATCGGGCACGACGTGATCGGTCGCGCAGACCAGGACGTGACGCTGTATCCCGCCGGCCTGCGCGCCGGCACCATCACGTTCCTGTGCGCTGACGAGGCATCCGCGCAGGCGATCGAAGCACTCCACTCGGGTGCCGTCGTCATCACCTACGTGCCCGACGGTCTCACCACGCTCGCGATGACGTACGTGCTCGCACCTGACGGCAAGATCGACCGCACCCTCGACACGCAGACCCTGCGCCGCTGGCTGGTCGCCGTCGACTTCCAAGAGGTGCGCGTATGACGATCGCACTGCACCTTGTCTCGGCCGTCGTCGGCGACATCGCCCTCGACGTCAAGGCCGGGTCCGTGACACTGGACGAGGCCTGGGCGCCCTACGCGAAGAGTGACCTCACGATCGCGCTGCCGAACGCGGCGACCCTGACCGCACTCGACCCGCGCGGCGATGCCCGCGTGACGATCAGTGCGGCACGCTCCACGCTCTCAGGCGGAGCGTTCGTCGCGCAGTCGTCCCGCACGTTCAACCTGTCGGTGCGGTCGCTCTCCATCGACCACAACGAGGACACGGTGGAGCTCACGCTCGCGTCGGATGAGGCGCTGCTTCAGTCGTACGGGCTCATCTCGACCACGCCGGACACGTCCGCGCTCGCACACCAGACATCGGTGCGGTCAATCGTCAATGAGGTGCTGCTGGCGAAGATCGGCGCGAGCCTCGCCGCCGGGGACGCAGACGCCGACTTCACGACGACGACCGCCCTGACGAACATGATGACCGACCCGGCCACAACGTTCATCACGTCCCTGCAGGGATACGCGGCCGTGAACTGCACCGTCGACAAGGCGGACACGAGCTGGTTCGTCGCCGGCACGCACAGCGGCAACCTCTACAACCCGACCACCGCCGACAGCTACCTCAAGCTCGACCCGAACACGGCAGCACTCCAGAACGGCGTACAGGCGGGGAAGACATACACGCTCTCCGGGTGGGGCAACGTCAAGGTGAAGTGCACCGGCACGTCGCAGGGTGCCCGTGAGCGCACCATCACCATCTTCGTCACGGCGGCATCGCTCGGCGGCACCGTCGAGTACCACTCCGCGCAGCTGCCGAACACTGTGAACACCCCGACCCAGGTGGGCGTGACGTTCACGGTGCCGGCCGACGCGACCGCCGTGATCGGTCGCGCCTACCTCGGCAACACCATCGGCCAGGTGCGGTGGAACGCCTTCCTCCTGGTCGAGGGCGACGGGCTGGAAACAGACGGCGTCACGCCGCTGGCCTACTGGGACGGCGCGAGCGCGGCGACCGCGTTCTACACGTACACGTGGACGGGCAACGCGAACGCATCCACCTCCACGCGCACACCGCTCGTCAGCCGCGACCCAAGCGCCCTCACCTGGCAGCCCGGAGACGACGCATGGGACTTCATAGGGCCCGTGCTCACCCAGGCCCACCTACGCCTGTTCTGCGACGAGCAGCGGGTGTGGCGGCTCGTGGACAACACATACTCACTCGACGGTCGGGTGACCGTGGCGACCGGCTTCAACGCCTACTCGGCCAGCGACACGATCAGCCTCGACGCGGTCGCATCCGACGGCACACCGCTATGGTGCGACGCCGTCGTCGTCAAGTACACGTGGACCGACAGCACCGGCGCGCAGCAGACCGCATACGACGCGGCTGCCGAAGACAGCGCGCAAAAGACCATGCTCGTCCAATACACGCGCCCCTATCCTGGGCCCGGCGCGGCCGCGTACATCCTCTCCCGCGTGCAAGGCCAAGGCCGCACCCTCGATCTGACTGCCGCCGTCGACTACTCCGCAACGCCCGGCATGGAAGCGTCCGCCACGCTGCCGGGCACGACCGATCAGACCGGGTACGCCTCCAGCGTGTCCTGGGACTTCTCGGCCGACACCATGACCGTCGGCACGCGCGGACTCATCGACACCCCGCCGTCGGCGTGGGTACAGCTTCCCGAAAACGAAACCTGGCTCGACTCACCGGTCGGAGCCTCATGGATTAGCGAGGTGGTTTGAGATGGCACACGGCGACGCCGCAGCAGCAGACGGAATGGCAGTCGTTTCCGGCACAGCCGACCGACGGCAGGGATACGACGAGATCAACCTGACCCGCGACTACGTCGCCGGCCGACTGCGCACAGACTTCTCCAACATCGCAGGCGGCGCAGTGCCCGTCACGGCCGGCGGCACCGGAGCCACGAACGCGGCCGACGCGCTCACCGCGCTCGGCGCGCAGCCCGCTCTCGGGTACACGCCGGTGAAGACCGGATCAGCGAACAACATTCAGCTCAAGTGGTCCGGCACGCAGGTGCAGTGCGTGGTCGACGCGACGACGTTCCCGCTGCAGCTCGCCGGGCACGCGATCGACACCAACGGCGGCACGATCAACACCGACGGCGGCAACCTGTCCGTCGCAGGCGGCATCCTCATCTCGACAGGTGGCCGCAACTCGCAGGTCAGCAGCAACTACGTCGCCGCCTACTTCAACGGCGACGGCACCCTGCGAGCGTCGGCATCGGTGCGCAGCAGCAAGCAGAACATTCAGCCCGTCGTATATCCGCTCGACCTGCTGCAGCGTATCGGCCCGGTGAAGTTCCGTTACAAGTCAGCCGTGGCCGAGCTCGGCGACGACGCCCCCACCGAAGTCGGCTTCATCGCCGACGACTTCGTCGACGCCGGGATCCCCGAGTTCACGTACACGAACGCCGACGGCGACCTCCAGGGACTCCACTACGAGAAGATCGTCGCCGCGCTGTGGTCCATCGTGCAGCAGCAGCAGGCACGCATCGCCGCGCTCGAAGCGAAGGTGCAGTGATGGCCACGATCCGAATCGTGTCGGGCTCCCTCGACCAGACGATCAGCTCCCCGGATGCCGTGCTCAACATCGCCGGTGACACGTTCTCGATCGTCGGCACGAGCACCGGCATCCAAACCAACCTCGCAGACCCCACCACAGAAGGAGAACCCGCATCATGAGCCTCGGAAAAGTCGACGGGCAGGCCGGCGCAGCACGACTACTCGCCGCCGGCCACTGGGACACCGGCATGTGCCTCGAAGCCGTGTGGGACACCATCGGCGCAGGCACCAGCGACGCCCCCGGCGCCTACCAGACCGCGAAGGACTGGTGGAACCGGTGCCCGGCATCCCGCAAACACCTCGGCGACCGCAACCCACCCGCGGGCGCGCTCCTGCGCTTCTCGAACGGCACCGCGGACGGGCACATCTGCTACTCGCTCGGCGGCCAGAACGCCGCATCCACCGACAAGCCCTCGGCCGGCCTCACCGGCCGCACCACCATCGCCGACATCGAAGCCTCGTGGGGCGGACGCCACTACGAGGGATGGACCGACTGGCTCGGCGGCTGGGATGTCGTCAACCTCGGCACCACCACGACCATCAGCACCAACACGAAGGGAACCACAGACATGCTCATCGGAATCATTGGCAAGAAGGGCGCACGACGCGGCGGCAGCTACTACGTCTCCGGCGGCGTCGCGCACTACATCGGCGAAGGCATCCCGGCCGGCGTGCCGACCTACACCGACGAAGGCGAGATCGCCGCGCTCCAGCACGTCATCAGCGGGCTCGCATGAGCATTCCTTCGCGCGCGGCCGTCGTCATACCGAAAGGAGCAACCATGCCCGACAACACCACGAGCGCGAGCGCGGTGGACACCACTCCGGCCGAGCCGGTGACGCTGCCCACAGGGTGGCGCACGGTGATCTACTGCACCGCTGCACCGCTCGCCGTCGGACTGTTCGACCTCGCCGGGCGCCCGCTCGACCTGCCGAACATCCTTCACGCGGCAGCCACGTCGCTCGCCTCGCTCGGGGCGATCACCGCGGCAGCCCACATCAGTAAGAAGTGAGCACGGCGACCGTGGTCACCGAGGGTGAAGTGATCGCGATCATCACTGCCATGGGGGGCATCCTCGCTGCCGCGATCGGAGCCGGCGTCACCGTGCTCACCCACCATGCCCGCCGCACCACCCGAGCGTTCGAGCGCATCAGCCGCCTCGAGCACCGCGAGCGGGCATGGTGGCTCTACACGCGTGAGCTGGTAGATCACATCTACCGTGGATCACCGCCGCCACCGCCCAAACCGCCCGCCGGGCTGTTTGACGAGGGCGACGACTAGCGCGCGAGTGTGAACGCCAGGTCGATGATGAAGTTGATCACGGCCACGAGCGCAACAACCCACACGCCGCCCACGATCCACGAGAGCCTGCGCTGAAGGCCGTCGAGCTTATGCTCGACGGCCTTCTCGTGCGAGGGCGCCCAGCGTGCAGTAGTCGTGTCGTCAGTCATGGTCGTGAGAATAGCTCAGGCCGCCGGCAGAGACAGGCGGGCGATGCCGGAGCGCAGCTGCTCCATGTCGACCTTCGTGTACCGGGCCGTCGTGGCCGGCGACTCGTGACGCATGAGGCCCTGCACGAGCCGCAGGTCGGCGCCCCGCTTCAATAGCGCGGTGCCGTACCAGTGGCGCAGTTGGTGCGGCGTGCCGACGATCCCGGCCCGCTGCATCGCCGATGAGATAGCCGCGCCGACCGCGCCGGGCGTCACGTGGGGGAGCGTGGCAGAACCGTACGACGGGAACCACCAGTCGTCAGTGGGCCACGACTCGCACTCACGCAGCAGCTCGTCGGACAACGGGATCATCGCCGTCTTGCCGCCCTTACCAGTCACAGTCAGAACCCCGCTCGAATGGTCGAGGTCTCGGCCGTGTATCTTCGCCACCTCGTGGATGCGTAGCCCGGCGAGAGCCGCGAGCAGGATCATCATGCGCGTGCGTCGACGGTTCGCAGCGCGCAGCAGGCGTACGAGCTGCTCGTCAAGGATCGGCCTCGGTGCACCCGCTGGGCGCTTTGGGCGCGGTGTCTTCACGGACGGGTCATCGGCTCGGTAGTCGTTCCACATCAGCCACTTGCACCATGCCCGGATGCTGGCGTGGTACGACGCCCTCGACGCCTGCGACAGCCCCTCGCGAGCCACGAACGCGATGATGTGCAACGGAGTGAGTTCCAGCGGTGCGACGCCGGCATGCTCGAACAGGGCTGTGATCACGCACGCACGGTCATAGATGGTGCGCTCAGACAGGCCCTGCGATTCCTGCCAGAGTCTCCAGTGCGCGAGCAA